GCCATGCAGACACGCCTTAACGACCCAAAGACGGGCGCGTTTGTCATCATCATGCAAAGATTGCACGAACAAGACCTCACGGGCCATATACTCGCCAATGAGCTAGGGGATGAGTGGGACCACCTGTGCCTGCCTGCCAGATATGAGCTAGGCCACCCAACGCCCAACAGATCGGCCCTTGGCTTCACAGACCCACGCACAAAGGAAGGCGAACTGCTATGGCCCGAAAGGATGGACGAGAAGACCCTGACCACCCTAGAGCGCAGCCTTGGCTCCTACGCAGCCGCTGGGCAGCTACAGCAGCGACCAAGCCCGAAGGGCGGTGGAATACTGAAGGCAAGCTGGTGGGTGCCTTGGGAAAAAGAGGACATGCCAGAGGTAAGCTACGTCATTCAATCTTGGGACACCGCCTTTGAAACAAAAGAAAGCTCCAGCTACAGCGCACGAACAACGTGGGGCGTCTTCAAGAAAGACGGCTGCGACTGCCTGATCGTGCTGGAGGCTTGGTGGGACAAGGTCAGCTACCCAGAGCTACGCAAGCTGGCGCAGGAAGCCTACGACGATTGGCAACCAGATGCCGTCCTGATCGAAAAAAAGGCGTCAGGACAATCCCTCTTGCAAGACCTCAGAATGGCAGGCGTACCAGTATTGGCATACTCCCCTGACCGTGATAAGGAAGCTCGCGCCCACGCAGCAAGCGCACTATTGGAGGACGGAAGAATTTACTACCCTTCAAATCGAAAGTGGGCTAAAGATTTAATAAGCATAGCCGCAGCCTTCCCCACGCACCCAAACGATGATGTGGTCGATACAATGACACAGGCTTGGCTAAGATTACGCAAGGGATGGTATCTTGGGCATACTGAAGACCCAGATGAAGACTACGTTCCAGAGACGCAAAGGATGACACTATATGGCTGACCCAAATGTAATCCCGTTTGCCGAAGGCGCTCCAATGGACGATCTGATGGTCGAAACGCTGCCTGATGGTGACGTGCTAATCGGTGATCCAGAGCTAGACATGCAGGAAGAAATCGAAGACGCTCAGTTCGACGCAAACCTCGCAGAAGAAATCGACGCCCGTGAGCTTGCCCGAAAGGGCCAAGAGCTAATCGGCTTTTACGAAAACGACGAGGCCGCACGATCAGAGTGGAAAGAACGCTATAAGGCTGGCCTTAAAACTCTAGACCCTGACGGCGGCTTAGACGAGGGCGAAGACGAACGCGCCACCCGTGGCCTGTCCATCGTTGTTCACCCCCTAATCGCTGAAGCAGCAACCCAGTTCAACGCCAAGGCCATCGCTGAGTTGTACCCGTCAGGGGGGCCAGTTAAGACCGTCATCATTGGCGATCCAGACGAAAAGATCGAAGATCAAGGCCGTCGAGTTCGTGAATTTATGAACTACCAAATCACGCAGGAAATGGAATCGTACTTCCCAGAACTTGATCAAATGCTGTTTCACCTCCCACTGGTCGGGCAGACTTTCAAAAAGGTTTGGTGGAACGTAAACCTTGATCGCCAGTGTTCCGACTTTGTAAAGGCCGAAGACTTCTGCGTGGCCCCAGAAACCAAAGACCTGTACACATCCCCCCGATATACCCACATCATTCGTATGCCAAAGAACGAATACAATCGGTACGTTCAAAACGGCTACTACCTCCAGACAGAATATGCTGGCAGTGACGGCGTCCAGTCATCAGACGATGTGATTGGCGAAATCGAGGGCGTCGATGAGTACGGCGATGACAGCCAAGATGACGTAATGACGCTGCTAGAAATGCACGTCTATGATCTGTTCGATGGCATCGACGGCGAGGAAATGGACGAGGACGATGAGAACGACAACGCTGTCGCATTCCCCTATGTCATCACCATCGACTATAATAACCAGAAAGTTGTCAGCGTCAGACGCAATTGGCGCGAAGACGATGAACTAAAGAAACGCCGCGACTGGTTTGTGTCGTACAAGTTTCTGCCCGGACTTGGGTTCTACGGCTTTGGCCTCTATCACATGATCGGTGGGCTGGGCAAAGCAGCGACAGGATCGCTTCGCGCCCTGCTCGACAGTGCCGCCTTCGCAAATATGCAAGGTGGCTTCAAGCTGCGTGGCCGTGTGCAGGGCGGTGATATGCAAATCAGCCCCGGTGAATTTGTCGATCTCGACAGCACCGTCGATGATGTCAACAAGGCCATCATGCCCCTGCCGTTTAAGGAGCCGTCAGGATCGTTGTTTAATCTGCTGGGCTTTATGGTGGATGCAGGCCAACGCTTTGCGTCTACAGCCGATCTCAATGTCGGTGACGTAAACCCCAACGCCCCAGTGGGATCGACGGTTGCCCTGATCGAACAAGGCTCCAAAGCCTTCAGCGCAATTCACAAGCGGCTGCACTACTCGCAGGGCCAAGAGTTTAAAATGCTGGCCGCTCTCAATGCGGAAAACCTGCCAGAAGAATTTACCTTCGCCATCGCTGGCGCGGCTGAAACAATTTACGCCGCTGACTTCGATGAAAAGATCGACATCGTTCCTGTGTCCGATCCTAACATCTTCAGTACCGCCCAGCGCATCTCGCAGGCGCAGGCCGTCCTGCAAATGGCTCAGTCAGCGCCACAGCTTCACGATCTGTACCAAGCCTACAAGCGCATGTACGAGGCAATTCGCATACCCAACATCGATGAAATCCTAAAGAAGCCCGAAGAGGCTCCGCAAATGGACCCCATTGATGAAAATATGTCGGTGATGTACGGCAAGCCGATCCGCGCATTCCTAGAGCAAGACCATGAGGCTCACATTGCGGTTCACATGCAGTTTATGCAAGACCCGTCACTGGCGGGAAATCCCGGTGCTGCATCAATGCAGCCAGTGTTGATCGCCCACATTGCAGAGCATATCGCGCTGTTGTACCGCCTAAGAATGCAGGCGTCTGTGGCAATGGAACTGCCACCACTGCCAGACTTTAAAGACCCTAAGTTCAAGTTCAATGACGTTGACCCAGAAATGGATCGCCTAATTAGCCAACGGGCCGCTCAAGTTGTGCAGGCAGCACCCCAGATGAAGCAGATCGAAGCGATCAGGGGAGTGGGTCAGCAGGGTCAAGGTCAGGGCAATCCACTGGAATACGCACAGCAACTAGCCAAGCTGGAGACAGATGCTCTAACGGCGCGTACACAGGCGCAAATCGCTGCCGATCAGGCCAAGGCCAAGTCGAGCATTGAGATTAAGCAGGCAGAGGCGCGTCAGGACATGGAGATCGATGCCGCCAAGGCGCAGGCAGACTTGCAGGCCAAGGTTGCCAAGCTGGAGGCAGAGTTGCAGTTAGAGCGTGAGAAAAACGCCGCGAAAATTCAAATGGAGGCAATGAAGAATGTACCCCCCCAGATACGATAATTTGCCCCCAATAAACCCAGCAGCGTTCGGCGGCTTGCCGCAAGAAGCGCAGCGAGGTGCGCCCCCGCCTTCCTCCCAAGGTGGGGGTCAGCAGCCACCGATGGACATGAATAAGTATTTGTTGGATAAGGTTGCTGAAATCAGGCGGCGTATGGGCGCAGGCGATATGGGCGCACTTGGCAACATAGCAGAGGCCATGCAGCCACCAATGCAGGGGCCACCACAGCAGCAACAAGGTATGGCTTAATGGCTGATATTGGAGTATTGACGGGACTAGATGATCTGCCAGTCTATGGTGACTTAAATGTCCAGCCAAAAAGCATTGGAAACTATTCTGCCGATCTTAATTTTTTAAAAACAGTTGATGGAAAATTAGGCTCCATAACTCCATCTGTTGGATATAGAAAAGAATTTTCATCTTTTAATGATGGCCCTGTTGATGTCGATAATGAAAACAGAACCATAAGGATCGGGCTTGATGGACAAACATCGCTAGGCCAAGTCGATCTAAGCGGCACAGCAATGGGTAGCAGGACACGGCAGAGGCAGGAAGTTTCGCTCCCAAACGGACCTAGCTTTAGAAATTCCAATGTTGGCACGTTTACAAGGCTGGGCATGGCAGCAAAATACGGCGCGTTTGATGCTGGAATACGGAGAGAAAAGTCCACAGGCATGGAGCCAGTGTATTCTGGAAATGTAGGAATGAATTTTGGCAATGGCGGCAGATTTGAAATATCTGACACAAACAAAGGCGATCCGACATACAGAGTTAATTACAGAATGGATTTTTAAATGCTTAGGGCCACCACAGCAGCAACCACCAATGAGGGCGTGATGAACAACAATTTTATGGACCGCGTAAACGCAATTATGCAGCAAAACCAAATGTCTCAAAACATGATGGCTGCGCCTCAACCACAACCTTCTTATCCAGACGCAGGCATAGGTGCGTTGGATAATGTTGTTTCTGGTGTGCCACGGCAGGCAGAGTTGATGAACCAGCCCCACATGCTGGCGTACATCAATCCGCAGGAAGAACAAATGCTGCGTGACGCAGGCGGTGCAGGTATCGCTGGCCCTGATGGCATTCCTGTTTATGGTTGGTTTTCTGACACTATGTCCGAAATTACCAGCGGCGGAAGAGCGACTACAGAGACATACAACAGGGATGCGTACAATGATCGGTACACTGATCCATATGAAGAAATGGCAAGAAACCCACAAGGTTACGCTGACCCTAATTATGGCAATGGTCGGAGAATTGACCGCAATGCTTTAGATGGAGGTGAACTAAGGGCGTTAGAAAGAAGGGAACGCGCGGCTAGAACGGCTGTGTCTGATGCTGCTTATACTGCACCTGTGCGGTCAGAGGTTTCGGCTACGCCCACTACGAATTACATCGGGATGAGCACGCTGGAACTGCTGAGACAACTTAATAGCCCTCCCCAGCCCCGCGCAAATGCATTCGCTCCTACTGTGCGTCCACAATTGCGGCCAGAGGTTTTGGATACGCCCACTACGAATTACCAAGGGAATAGCATTGGTGGCGATGATGATAATATTGTTGCGGCAAGTCTTTCAACACAGGGGTCTACGGCCCCTCCCGCTCCAGCGGTTGTAACCCCTCCCGCTCCTACTGTTGAGGAACCCATTGGCGCATTGCCTAGTGGCACTAGTGGCAGTGGCAGTGGCAATAGCTTTAGAGAAACTTTGGCAAATACGTTTACGCCATTTGACGGCGCGTCTTATCAGAATGGTCGTTTGGTTGATGATCGCACTGGTGAACCTTTGGAAGCTAATAGCACTTCATCCGCTGGCAGGACAATAAGAGGCACCTTTAACGATACATCAAACGATGAGAATGAAGTCCCACAAAGTTTTATTGATGGACTGCCATCTATGGTCACAAATCCAAATATAGGTAATTACGACCCATCGCAGCTTGATGATAAGTGGGGATATACCAGACCAGATGGCACGGTTGTAACTGCGGCCCAAGACCAGATGGACGGTGGCGGCAAGAACTTCGGCGGTGAGGTCTTTGGTATTTCTGGTGGTGAAAATGTTGACCTAAACGGCGATGGATATATCACCAAAGCAGAGGCGCAGGCGGCTGGTGGATTAAATGAAAACTTTGTTTCGTCTTTATCTAATGCGTCAGGGGCAACGCCACTTGGATCGGGACTAGAACCAACGGGAATTGCTGGTGTTCTTAATACACCTGTTATTGGTGGTGCGCTGACAGGTGGCCTTAGTACTTTATATACAGGAGCAAGGTATTTAACTGATAACTTTGGCTACGAAGGCCGTCCAGAAAGCTCAAAGAATCAAAGCATGGAAGACACCTTGAGCGGCTTGGAAGGTCAAAATAGAATAAACGCGGAATTAAATGCAGATAGAGCATTACTTGATTATGCGGCTGACACCTCAAACCGCCGTGATGGCGGTGGCGGTGGCGGCGGTGGCACAGATTATGGCGATAGGGATGGCGATGATCGTGTCAATCTTGGTGGCCCCAACGCAGGCCCAGCCAGAAGCATTTACAATCGCTATTATAAGGGCGGTGGGGGTAGGTTCCTGCCACCGTGGCTGCAGAGATATGCTTCTGGCGTAAACATCGATGAACTGCTAACAAGGCAGGTAATAGATGGCGTTGAATATTACATCACCCCAGAGGGAAGACAAATTGAGGCGCAATATCTAACAGGCGCAGCCGTTGGGGCAGAGCAAGATATATAGGAGGCCGACATGGCTGAAGTAAACGTAGAAAACATGGAAGACAATGCAGCCCTCTTTATGGAAAAGATGGGATTTTCACACGATACGGACGGTCTCGACATGACCGACGATCAGCTAGTTAATTTTCTACTGCTGTGCCATCAGGTAATGATGGGCGTTGATGGCGAAGATGCCATGTACGAAGAAGATTATTCTGATGTCGATGAAGAAATGATGGAAGTCCCACACGGTGACATGAAGGTCAAAGTTATGAAGCTCGACGGCGGCAATGTGCAGGACATGATGAATAAGCTG